CAAAAGGATTTTTACTAGTAATTGCGGTTGAACCACTAATTAAAAGTTCATTTATTAATTGTTCATTTTGTAATCCTGTCTTTGCCATTATTAATTTTTAACTAAACTAAATGTAGTATCATTATCAAAGTATTCAACACTTCCGTTATTATCTATCTTAAATTCTATTTTATAAACTCTATTAGCTTCCCAATTTGAAAAATTAACTTTTATGTAATTTCCATTAGAATCACAACTAACTTTAGAATAATCACTAAATGGAATTATAACATCATTTGATGCATAATCTCTTATTTGATAATATGTTGTGGATGGTAAATATTTTGAAGTTAAATATTCAAATGTATTTGAAAATGTTTTTAGTGGATATAACTCTCTACCAAATACTTGTATTTTTGCAGTAGTACCTACCTTATATTCTTTTTTTAAATTAGTTACACCAACTTTAATATCATTTGCAGTTAGTGCTAATAATGAACCAGTAGAAAATACCGAATCATTCCAACCTATTCTTATTTTTGGTTGATATATTGTATGAGTTTCTTTACTAAAGAATTTTAAAATTCCATAGTCTGCAGTATCGCTTTCGTTTGTTGTTGAGTATTTTAAAATAATACCATCATTTATTACAGAACCACTTATGAAAGCTCTTAAAATTGATATTACATTCATATTAATATCAGATGTTTGATAACTAAACGTTTGAGATGCTCCATAGCTTGTGTACCACGTACCCCCAACACCATTATTAATACTTGCCGTTGTTCCTGTTTGAAAATTATTTTGTAGCCACTCTAATGAACTATCACCCTCTCTATAATTCCAAGTTACACCTTGCGTTGATATATTATCAAATCGAGTACCAGTACCCATTTCCCAACTTCCAGAAATTGGATTTGCATATATAGTATATTCTAATGGAATTTCTTCACTTTTAGTTTCTCTTAGTATTAATTCGGCTGAACTCATTGAAATACTATTATTAGAAATTGATGCTGATATATATCCTACATCAAATTTAAGTAGAGCATGGGATACATCTTTAATGTTTCCATAATATACTTTACTTATTTCCAATATCTCATCTAAACCAGTATTTTGATTTGGCTGTTGTAAGTAAACCGATGCATCTTTTGATGCTGTTAAAAAATAGTATGCCATTATTTTACTCTGCCTTTTATGTCTGCATCAGGAAACTTAATTTCAAAAATTGAAGGGTCTAATGATGGATATACAATCTTATCTTTAGTTGCCGCATTTATATTATATGAATTTGAAGAATACTTTCCAGAACATTTGTTTGTTATTATAACTTTTGGAACTGATGAAACTCCTTCAACATTAGCTAATAGTAATTCAATTTCGCTTAAATTTATAGTTTGATTAAAAGACATATTATTAATATTAAAATAATCTTTTAAATCAATTATACATTTAGTCAATACTTCACTTTTATTATAATTTCCAAAAACAACTATTTCAAAATCAATACCAATATTAATAATAAATCCATCATTAATATTAATACCATCTGTCAATAATCTGTATTCGTTTAAATATGTTTTAAGATTTTCTTTAACTGCTCTATTAAGATTAGTAAGATTACCATTAATATCATATCCTAACAAATATAAATTTATTGCAAATGGGTTATTTTTTTCATTTTCATTTGCTGTTTTACCAATTAAAAATTTAGTAATATCTGCTCTTACAGTCCCTTCTGTTGGTTCTTGTGAATCCGGCTTATTAACAAATCCCATAACCAAATCTGTAAACTCTTGTAAATGGTTGGGTGATGCTAATATTGATGCTGGCGAATTATTATCTAAAGTACCATCTGCTACAGCGTAAGCTTTAGCAATACCACCATATTTTGAAGGTAATGATAATACTCTAATTTGATAATCTTTTGCTGTTACAGCTCTATTCTGAGCTCCAAAGTTTGCTAATGCATTTTCTCTAATTTCTTCTAATGTTTCACCATTTCTACCTCCAGTAGCTGGTATTTCATTATCAACAGCTACGGAATTTTTTATAGTATTATATGTTGTTCTATCAGCACTATTAAATGATGTAGTATCATCATCAAATTCTATTCCTGTTATTTTTGTTAATTGGCCTTGTGATATATTAGATGTAACACCACCACCAACATAATACTTTACAGTTATTGTTGTATTTGATGGAGATGTACCATATGTTTTTGTTTTTAAAAAGTTTGTTGGGTCAAATGATTCATCCAATCTACTAATAGAATTTGGTAATCCCAATCCAACATTTTTTAAATTAGGAATTAATTGCTCATCAGATGCTGTTGGGTCACCAGCTCCAAATTGAATAGTAGTTGTACTATCTTGATTTATTTTAGTAGTAAATCTTTTTGGAGTCTTAATTGTTTTTAAAATATATGGTACTGTTGATTTAAATTGATATAAATCTTGGTCATTTGCTTCCGTATTTGGATAATCTATAAATACCATTTCCTGCGCTAAATAAGGAACTTCATAATATTTGTTACCATTTGAATCTCTAACATCATATATAGAAATTATATCAGTATCTGGTAAATCTATTTTTTGAAAAGATTCATAATCGCCAAAAGATACCTCTTTTTGTTTTACAACAGCAGAAATTACTTGTACATATTTTTTAACTAAATAAAATAAAGGTTCTCCAGTATTAGCATCTCTTTCATAGACAGTTATTTCTCTATCCATTGCATCTTCAAAATCAACAAGATTAGTTGTTCTGAAATCAATACCATTTGCCGATTGTACTGACATACCTTCTTTAATCCTTAAATAAAATTTTGAATCAGCTTTATTATTTACACCAGTTCCTATTGATGGTACTAATTGATATATAGATAATGTAGATATTGCAGGTGATGTTACTTTTGGTTTATACCCTAAAAATTGAGCCAATGCCAACATACTTTTTTCATCTTCTGCATATGGCATTAATGATTCTTTTAAAGTATCATCTATATAATATCCAAGCACATCACCAATATAAGATGCCATTTCAATAAACATCATACCAGGTGAAGTTTCATTAAAATCAGAATATGTTTTTGGAAAATATGTTTTAGAAAACTCAATTAAGTTAGCTCTAAAGCTAGCAAAGTCTTTATTAAGATACTTTATATCCTTTCCTTTATTTTTAAAATTTTTATTTATTGTGTTTATTGCCATAATGATTACGCTTGAATGTTAAATGATACAGTTTCTAAATTAACATTGTTTTCTATTCTAAATTTTAAAGAAACATTTAATTTATTATTATCTTTAAATTCATTTGTTTGCTGTATTGATATATCCTCAATAGATACAAATGGTAACCAAGTTTCCATTGAACTATTTATTGTATTTTCTATTTTTTCAGCCAAATCATCATCGTTCATTTCAAATAATAATTCCTGCATACCACTACCTAAATTTGGTTGCATTAATCTTTCATATTTTTTAGTAAGTAATAGATTTTTTATATTTGATTTAGTTTGTTCAATTGTAGTAAATGATTGGTTAAATGCGGTATTACCAATTTGTATGGGCAGTGTTATACCAATAGCATAATCATTATACTTTTGTGTATCTTTTACTAATTTACTACCTAATACAATTGCCATTACTTCTTTTTAAATCTTTTTACAAGTTCTGAATAATCTCTATTCAGAGCTTTATCTATTTCAGCTACTCCAGTATTTACACCTAATCCAGTTGGTTGAGGTCCTTTTGCAACATCACCATATCCCATTTTTTCAGCAATTGCAGTTCTACCTACAATTGAACCCATATCACCTTGTCCAAAATTCATTGTTCTGAATCCACCATCACCCTGTGGAATACCACCTCTTGTCTCATTAAGAATTTGGTTAATGATTGGGTTTTTGCTGTATTGCTTTGCCGGTACTTCCTTTTGAACTACTGATTCTGTAATAGTATCTTCTCCCAATATAGCCTTAGCCATTGAGATACTCTTTGATACTGGTTTTGGTGCTATTTTTGTTTCAGATAGCATTTTTTTCATTTCAGCCTTCACACCTTCCTTAATTAAAGCAGGTAATTGCTCTTTAAGCTCCTCTTTAATAAGAATTTGAATGGCTTCTAATAGTTTATCCATGTCCATAATATTCTATTGTTTGTTTGTTATGTTTATAAATATTTAAATTAAGTATTTTTGAGTTTATACTGAAAATAGTGTAGATTCTTCTTTTCTTCTCCTAACTAAGCCAGGATATATCTTACCGCTTTGAGAACCCTTTACAGGCCCATTTAATAATCCCATAGCTGCAGCAGGGTAATCTTTATTTCTAATAGCTCCTGCTATTGATGTCCATAAACTTCCACAATTATAAACAAAACTCATACATGCTGCTTTTTGCTTATTATTTAATGCATTAAAATCTGCTAAAGATATTTTACGAGGTCCAGTACCTATTAATCTTGGTAAATATGATACAGACACCTCATATTGTAATACTTTTAAAGCTTCTGCAAGAGTAGTAGTATCTCCATATTTAACATTTCTAATTCTACCATTATCATATATTTTATCTGAACCAAACCCCAATCTTGGTGTTCCTTCATCTTCAACAGCATGGTTTATAAAACCCTCATGTTTACCAATAAATTTTGCAGCAAGTGTTACCCAATCTGCATTAAAATCTAAAGAACCCAAATCCACTGCAACGGAAATTACATCAGTTCTACCAGAATTAAATCCACCACCTTTTGGAGCTGGTGGGAAATATTGTGCAACATCTTCTTGAGTTGCATTTTCAAATCCAGTTGCATCAACTGGGAGTTGGTTAATATCTATTGCACCTTCTTGTATAGTTTCTTGAGTTTCTTGTACAGGTTTTTGATAAGTTTCACCATCAGGAAAATCTAATGATACTTTTACTGATATTGGTGCTGGGTCTATGAAATAACCTGTCCAATTTAATACGCCAGGACCAGGGGTTGCAAATGGTGGATATAATGAATTTGTAATAATAAATCCGGTAATTGTTGGCAAATGTGATTGTGCGTAGAATATAAAAATATCAATTAATGTTTTTGGTGTTCCTGTTGGTGGTATTAGAAACGCCGGCTTCCATACACCAGGAGTTAATACTATATTATTATAAACACCAATATTACTAATAGAACCTGGTGCAGGTAATATTGGTATTGGAAACTCATTTAATATAGCACCTCCCCAATAAGCTAATACGCCTGCTCCCATAGCTCCTACTAAATCATATGCAATTACTGAAGTTTGTCCTTGTAACAATGCAAATTTAAATAAATTTTCCATCATTTCAATATTACCCTTCTTAATACTAGCCATACTAATAATATCCATTCCTCTTTTCATGCAAGCATCATATTCTTGAGCATATGTTTTAGCAACTAAATCTATATCACCAATAGCATCTGGATTTTCGCTTAATCTAACTATATTTTCCTTAAATGTTATCCAAGACATTTTACGATAGTTGAGTTCTTTGACTTAAGATACTATTCAATTTTGATTTAATCATACCAAAATCGGGAGAATTTACAGGTCCTATTGCGGAGGGGCCTGATGGTGTTAGGAATTGCATTGCCCCAATTACATCTATTAATTCAGATAATATATCTACCAATTGTTGTCCTTTTACCATTGGTTCTAAATCAGTGCTACCAAAAAACATTGTACCATTTCCAGTTACAAAATTGATATCCCTATCATTTGTTATGATGTTAATATTATCACCAACACTTATATCAATTCCACCTTGGTTATCAATTGACATGGAGCCATCTGAAATAAACCCATAATTTTTTTTAGAATAGAATATCATTTCACCACTTTTTGCAGATAATATTATTCTTCCAGAATTTAAAAGTAATTGGTCTCCAATCAACTTAGATGGATAATCTTCAAATGATTCTGGTTTTGTTTTAAAATTTCCAGTACCCTTATCATCTACTATACCAGGAATAAATCCTAATTGGTGTTCTCCTGATGTTAAAGCTATTATAGTTCCATCTTTATTAACATCTTCTTCAATATTAACATTTTGGTCTTTTTTTCTATTATCGGAAGCTTCTGAATTTCTAATTATTAAAGTTGGTGCGAATTTATTATTAGAATTATTAAATGCTGAGAATCTTATTGATTGTCCAAATCTAGATTGTATTAAAGAATCTCCTTCATATAATTTTAATTTATGAATATTTTCTTGTGGATTATAATATTTACCAAATCCACTATATAAACTTGAATTATCTTTATTTGATTTTGCTATACCTGTAAATGATACACTCTTATAATCATTTGATTTATTTGTAGATTCTTTTTTTTCAGGAAATTTAATTGATATTAAATTTGAATTTGCAGATACAGATGGGTTTGATTCATTTCCTATTCTACTATAAGTATATTCCCCAGTTGCAACTTCATGTATTTCAACTATTTCATTTTTTAAAGGAATATTTATAAAATTTTTATCAAATGGATGAGCTATTGGTAAATTAGACACATCTGCAGAAAGATTACTTGGGTCTCTAAATTTTATAGAACCTACATATGCGCTACCAGCTTTACTTTGTTTAGATATTGTATGAGATTCATCTAAACAAATATCATATACAATTCCTAATTTTTTAGTTAAACTTCCTACTTTAATTGGCGATGCTGCATTTGATAAAACTATCCTAGCTGAACTTAAACCTGACATACTATTTCATTTTTTGTTTTAACTCATCCAATTCAAATTCTAAATCATCAACTCTTTCAACTTGCTCTTTAGTTTCCTCCAAATCTTTAAGTAATTGTTCTTTCTCAAATGCTGATAAAAATCCTTCTTGTCCTTCGGTTTTCTTTTCAGATGCTATAATTTTAGTTGCTATTGTTGCTAATTTAACCAATTGGTCATCGTTTCTAACTGAGCTATCAATCAGTCCACCAATTACAGGACCTAAAGTTCCCATATCACCTGCGTGTCTAACCATTTTCTTTAGTTCCTCAATTAAAGCACTAATCTTTGTTTTTTTAGAAACTTGGTTGTTATAGATATCCTCAAAAAGACCACTTAATGATTTACCTTTGAATAATTCAAATTCTGTTGACATATTAATATATTTACATTTTGTATGCATATAAATATGATTCTATTAAAATGTTGAAATTAAATTGGGATTACTTCAATTGTAATCTTTGGTTGATATCCTTTTGGTAATTGTCTATTAATGCCCTTAAATTCGTTTACCTTACCTTTAAAGTAAGTTATTTGTAATATCTTATCAGTTAGATTCATTACAGTTTGAGATGATGTAGACATTTCTTCCGTATCTCTTTTCATATTCAATTGAGGTTTCTTTGGAAAGTATTCTTTTCTCATAGCCTGTGCTATTTCTTTCCAATCTTCTACTGTATCAACCGATTTCTCTGCTGATATCTTTCTCATTTTTGAACTTAGATATTTTTCACCATGTGTGTATCCAGCATCGGTAAACATATGTCCGTGGTTTGTACGAACAACAGGTGATTCGGAGTTTTGAAGTTTAACATCAGCCTTATGCTTTGATGTAGTTTCAATACTAACCATATGTTTTGGAGATGATACAAATGTATGACCTTTAAGAGATAATCCACTCTTGCCCTTATATGATAGTGCAGCTCGTACTGCATCCATTAGATTGGGTTGTTTAATGATATTTCTCATCTTATCACCATCAGGTCCCGGCTTTCCAGCTTTCTTTACAAGCTTAGCTTCAGCTTCATCGTGTCCAACTAATAGTGCTGAGTTTACAACACCTATTCCATTTTCGTTTAAACCCTCACTCCAATCAGTTATTAAATCGTGCAAATATGCAACTTCCACACCATCAATAATAGTGTGTACAATTTCTAAAGATGGATTATAAGCTCTATCTCTATTTTTAGCTAGAATAAACTTATCTTTAATTTCTTTAGATACGATTATGCACTCTGAAAGTTTCATTTAGAATCCTATTGAAATTACATCACCATCTGCTTCAACCCAACGAATTTTTAATGCTAATAATTTTTTAAGAGTATCAGCTCCAAAACGATAACCAGTTCCAAAATTACCTCTTGCTGGTATATCCACAACCATTCCGTGAATACCAGAAAAAATTTGAGAATGGTCTGCACCAATTACTTTTTGAAATGCCACAACCTGTTTTTGTTGAATAGGTTTTAATTCTTTGAATTTTACTTCAGAAGCTTCGTTTAATTGAGTAAGCTTTATCATCTTATTTCTTTAATTTAATTTTCCAATAAACACCACCTTTAACGTATGGAGTGAATCCACCATTTGTACCATCGGTTGTTTGATTAGTAACACCTAGACCTAATTGGTATATCTTATCTTTCTTAGTATTGATTAAAACACCAGCTCCTACTGAACTTACAAAATCTGCTTTGTTGAATCCACCCTCTAAACCATAAAATAATTTAGTCTTAGGTAATTCTTTTACAATTGTAGTTTCTTTGATAGTTCTTTGCTTAACACTTGCGTTGAAAGTTCTACCTAAGATTTTGTTTTGTGAGATAGTATCATTTAAAGCAACAATACCTAATGAATCAGGTAAAACTAATGTATCTTTGTATAATACTTTTGAGTAATAGTCTTTTAATAAAGCCATAGTATCAATAACCGCTGGAATGATTACTTCTTTCTCTACGATTGTTTCATGGTAGATATCTTCACCTTTTTTAGTTACCACTTTAGTTTTAACGATATCAATAGTATCAATATCGTGCTTAATTACTTCATATGCTTTACCAGCTATGAATACTTTCTTACCTGGCATAACTCCACCTGGGTTAAACCACTCCAATAAAACGAATATAATCAATGCTGCGATTGCTATATTCTTAAAGTTCAACAATTTTTTCATAATGTATTTGATTTGTGTGTATAAATATTGATTTATTCTAAAATATCATTTTTGACCCGATTTGGATATTATTTAATAGGGAAAAACTATCACCAAAGGACATTGCCGCTTTATAAGATGCTGAAAATCCGAATCTTTTACTTAATTTGTAATCATATCCCAATCCTACCATTGCTCCCGGTATTCTACTTACAGTACTTCCACCAGTCACAGTATTCCAAGCTAATGGGGATTGCATTACAAATACTTGCGGAGTTAGGGTTACTTTTCTACTATAAGGAAATG